ATCTGCTAAATTAGCATCTTCTATTATCTTAACTTTAATGTTAACTTGTTTTTTTTCTTTTTGTATTCTTCTTATAAAAGCGTAATATATGATTTGCGTAAAATATGCAAATGGATTTTTTGATTTTTTAGGATTAAAATTACTTAAATACTGTAAACAGTTTTCTATACCATCACTTATCATTTCATCTCTAAAGGTATAATTAATAAAATTAGGCCTATAAGATAGGTGATTCGCAATCTTTAAAAAACATTCTCCAATGTAATTTGTAACAGGTGGATTTTTTCTATTTCTTTTTTTAGCTTTATTACAACGATCTTTATATTCAATCATTGCTTCTAAAAACTTTTTATTATCTACGTAGTGCTCACTTTTTTTTCTGCTCATTATATTTCTCCAAACTATAATAATATTATACTATAATATATGTTTTTTGTCAATGGTTTACGGTTGTATTTTTATGTTTTTTATTTCACAGGTCATTGACAAAATTCGTTTTCTGGTGTATAATACCTATGTAGGTGCTTCACCAGAAACCTAGCTACTAATGTAACTTCTTACTAGGCATTTCTGCTAAATCAACAAAGTCTTTTAGTTTCTTTTTAAGTCTATCTTTTTCTTTAATATCTTCAATCAACTTATCTAACTCCGAATCATCTAAGTCTTTTTCTATATAATCAGGTAGTGGTTGTTGCATTAACTTAGCAGACTTAACTAATATGTGATACCTTTTATCAAAAGCATTTGAGGCGTTACATATTGTTAAAATCTTATCTTTAGGTATAGTAACTATTTCATCATTTGTAAAACTAATCCATTTAACTAAAGCAATATAATCAGAAACACCAATTTCAGATATTTGTGGCACATACTTAATTAACATTGGACTTTGCAATCTTAATAAATTGCTTGGTTCTTTTAGTTGTTGAGCTGGAATAGTACAACATAATTCTTCACCAGAAACTAGTTTGATTATTTTTGTGATAAGAGGTTGTATTGCCATTACTTTAAATTAACACTATGAATATCATAGTTAAACCCTTCTTCGTTGTAAATATTTATTCTTTGTTGAAAGTGTGTAAGTGTAAAATTCTTTTTATCTTTATAAGTTAAGTCATCTGAAATATCATATAAAGTGGCTGTGTTTTTGTTATCACCAAGTCTTAAACCTCTTCCAATACTTTGCAAATTTCTTATCCTAGATTTAGAAGGACTAGCAAAAATAAGGTTATGCAAGTTCCGAATATTAATCCCAGTTGAGAAAGTCCCATACGAGGCAACGATAATTGCATTATCTGATTTTTCAGTAATGGCCCTAACTTGCTCACGTTGTTCAGCATCCACACCACCATAGACAAAAAATATTTCCCTATTGTTTTCAGCTTTGTTTTTAATGAGTTCATAAAGTTTCTTTCCGTGTTTTTCTACCAATTGAAACAAACACAAAGTATTACCTTGTAAGTTTAATGCTAAGTTTCTTATGTATTTATTTCTTGCTTCAGAAGTAGCTAAATACTCTAGTTCTTCGTGGTACTTACAACCATAAAGTTTTTTTGCTTCTTCATCATTATGTTTTAAAATTAAACAAACTATTTTTAAATCAGATAATTGTTTTTTATCCATTAATGTTTTTGTATCTACAACTTTGTTAACTTGACCAAACAATCCTTGTAATACAAGTTTATGTGTTTTACTGTCATCTAAAGTACCTGTCATACCAATACGATATTTACAGTCAACAAGTTTAGTCATAATCTTTGTTAGTGATACGGCTTTAAATAAGTGTGCCTCATCACCAATTACAGCACCAAAGTTTTCAAAAAAAGTTTTTGGTAACTTATAAAGCGATTGCCAAGTAGATATGACAACTCTTTTATTTTCATCAATGTCATAACCGTGATATTTTCTACTAACATTATTTTCTACGTCATAACCATATTGTTTAAAGTCTTTGTATAACTGTTCTACTAAAGAAGTAGTAGGTACTATAATTAAAATGTTATTATCAATTACATTTAAATAATGTCTAAGTAACATATAAGAAATTAAAGACTTACCAGAAGCAGTAGGCGATAATATTAAACCTCTATCATTTTCCAATGCAAATTTAAATGCGTCAATTTGATAATCTCTTGGTGTGATAGATAAGTCGTAAGAATTGATTAAGCCGTCTATATCGGCGGCTGAGACACGATTAAATGTAAGGATTTCATTGATTTCGTCTATTTTTACATTTTTCTTATTACACCAGTCTTTTAGATAAGGATACAATCCTACATACATTTGACCTGTAGCATAAGAGTATAATCTTATCTTTCCATCCCAAACTCTACTACGATATTGTGGTGTAAACTTATAACCAGGTACCTCAAAGGAAAAGTATTCTGACAACTCTCGTCTTATGTCAGCTTCAGCTGTAATTCGTATGTAAACTGAATTAAGTTTTTCTACTTTGATTTCGCTTGACATAATGTTGTTCATTAAGTTGTGTATCAACTTTTGCTAATAATTTCTTTTTTTCTTCAGAGCGAAATTCAACTGGAAGTCCTAAATGAGGTCTAGCATCATACTTACAATAATCTTTGTATGGACCATTTACATCATTAAAATGTAAAAAGACTTGTGCGTGATTATTACCTTCAAATTTTTCTCTCCAATGTTCAACTTCACATCCTCTATAAACTATCATATCGCCTTCATTTAAATATATAGGCGTTCCTTTATTACCAAATCCTCCAGTCTCATCAACAAACATAGGCCAACGATAATTAGAATCATTAACATTATGACCTAACATTAAAGTTGTTGATACTTCACAACTTGGTCTATCTTTATGTCTTTTTAATACATCACCTGGTTTATATAATCTCCAATAAGAGTAAGTAGGTTCTAATTGTAAACCAGTAATCTCTCTCATAGGTATTGTTGCTTGATCTAATAAAGTTTCCATTGCAGGATCAGCGTAACAAGAATATGTCTTTGGTGCTTGTTTGTCATCATAAGTACCATCTATATCTGGTCTATAACCTTTATAATTTGATTGATAAAATGTTGCGGCTCTTTTGGCTCTCATCAAAGCATATGCGTAAAGAAAATCTGCTTTTTCTTTTGAAATAAAGTTTCGTATGACCACATACTTGTGATCTTTATAAAATTGTTTTGTATCTATTGCCACGGTCTTCCTAATACCCACATCACTAAAGAATATCGAGTACCTCTTGTTACAGGTGTTACTTGATGATATGTAAAAGATGGAAAAACAATGATTGAACCTTTAGGTCTTATTTCTTCACACACCTTAAATCTACTTTTACCTGCGTGTGGACCAAAGTCAAACTTTAAATCACCACCATCATATTCATCACCATCAACTAAATTAATAGTAACACTAATTTTTCTTACCTTACCATTCATTTCAGGATTAGGTTTATTTTTATATACACTTAAAAAGTCTGAATTACCATCTGCGTGCCAACCATAGAATTGATTTAATCCATACTTTGTAAATTGTATTTGTTCAATATAATCGTGTTTCCAGTTCCAACCTGCTTTTTTATTTGCATCATTAATAAAAGGAACTACTAGATCATATATCCATTTATCTGATAACCAAGCTACCTGACTATTTCTCATATAGGCTTTTTCTTTAACACCTAATTGATCTAATTCTTCTTTTGTCAAGTCATTAGCAGCTACTGTCATAGATTTGTTTTGAACATCTTTACCATCTATGGTTTCAGCTTGAATTAGTTTACTAGTTCCTAGATCAATAATTTTTTTACACAATTCAGGCTTAATTACACTTTTATAATACATATAAGCTTTTTGTAATTGCACTAAATCACTCCACTAGTAAACTTACGCCATTCTATCGCATTTTTAATTTGAAATGTACGATTAGAAATAATACGAATCGTTTTGTCCAAATAATCAACTACACTTGTTACGTAAGTTAATTTTTGTTCAATCTTAATAATGTCTTCATCAGCTTTTAAATACTTGTCAACATCTTGTTTTAAGATTTTTAGATTAAAAGGTTTTAATTGATATACAGATGGATCAGATTTACCTGTGTAATATTCCCACTTTTCACGCAACAACCTATCTCTATCTTGTTCAGTTTTTTTCAACAAGTTATAAAAATGATTGTGAAACTTAGAATATTTGTTGTGTAATGCTGGTGTTTTTAAAGACTCTAAATCTAATTCTGTATCATTAATTTTTAGGTCTTTTTCGGCTAGTTGTTGTAGTTCTTCAAATGTCATAATATCTCCATTATATCAGCTTTTAATTATTTAGTCAATGGTTTACGAGGTCGTTTCAGTTGTATTACTTCCTTGACTTGTTGCAAATTCATATATCTTATAAGAAAAAGTTACACTAGCAGTTAGATAATCTACATCATTGGCCTGTTGATTGTAGTCTAGGCCAGATAATGATATAGGATAAATGTCTCTAAATCTAACTTCAATGTTATTTGTATTTTTACTTGTTAGTACAAACAAGGTTGCGTCTGAATAAAGACCACCATCATCTTGTACTGCCTTTTTTACTTGCCCTAATTCTTTACTTAAACCTACCATTTGAGTAGTTGGATATCTATCACTTCCTGCACCTTGTAAATCTCTAAATTGAGAGTAATCTTTTGGAAATCCTAGTCCTGTTAACCAACCGTGTATCTCTCTATAGTTTTCTAAATTTTCATCAACTAAAAAAGATATGTTTAAAGTATCATAATCTAATTTATCACCAGGTATTGGAATGTCTTTTAAAGGTGTTGGTTGATTTGCATTACCTAATGTAATACCAGGTATATTTGCAGCTGTGCAAAAGTATTCTACTTTGGGCAACTTAATAATACCAAACTTAAATTGAGTAGGACTTGCGTAATCTAATTTTGTAGGTTGTCTATTATAACTATTTGTAACTGTCATACTATTATTTATCTAAGGCTTTATCTACTT